AAAAGACGGCGAGCCCGATCTCTCTAGAAATGCACAGTCCGCTATTCGTAGCATCAAGAGAGGCGAGTTTGAAAAGTCAGTAGCACTTATCATCGCTGCGATGATTAAGAAGTTTGATCAGGAAGATTGGAGGACCGCTAAGATTGGCGACCTTATCCAGCTTCTAATTCTACTTCGTGGTGTTATGACAAAGAACCAAGAGGGCAAGACGCCAATTGACGAATGGCTTATCTCAGTCTCTAAGCGTGTTGACACAAAGATTCGTGAACACGCTGAGAGCGACGATGAGTCTGACGAGTAAAAGATATACATTAGACGAGATCCTTTCAGACCCAGTTCTGTTCATAGCTAGGCTTTGGATTAAGGACAAGGAAGGTAGTCTGGTTCAGTTTGGCGAAGTAATGACGCCAGAACAGATTACAGTCATTAAGGCTCTCCACCAGCACAACCGTGTAGCAATTGTTAAAGCGCGACAGATGGGCATCACCACTGTCGTGCGAGCTTATTGTTTCTGGGAAGCTTACACAAACCACAAGACAATCAACTCAGTTATTGTGTCTAACAAGCAAGGTTCAGCTAACGAGATTCTTAGAATCGACAAGCGTTTTTATAACAGCCTGCCTGACCCTCTTAAACGCCCTTCTCAGATTAACAGGCACCGCATCAACTTCAACTCCACGGACACCAGCATCATTGCAATGAGCGCCCAGTCAGACGCCTCAGACCGTGGCTACACACTTAACACAGTTCACGCTACGGAGTTCGCGTTCTATGATGACCCTGAGAACTGGCTGGCTTCTACACTAGCTTCTGTTAACCAAGGCAAGCTTATCCTAGAATCAACTGCTAACCACTTTGGTGATGCGCTTCACAAGATCGCAACGAACCCAGAGGGCTGGCACGTTGTGTTTCTTCCTTGGTCGTCCTTCCCATCTTACCGTCATACTCTCCAGTGGGGCAAGAATAAGTTTGTCGTCACCGATGACGAGCAGTCCATTATGGACAAGTTTGGTTTGGACAAGAACCAAATCTCTTGGCGTCGAAAGAAGATTGCAGAGATGAAAGACGAGCGTTTGTTTAAACGTGAGTATCCTCTTTCAATTGAAGAAGCATATGCTATGGCTTCAGACAATTACTTTTATGACGACCACTTTGAAGAAGTTCAGAAGATTAAAATTTCAGACAACACTATTGAAGTCATCTCACCTCACTCAACCAAAGACAACTACGTTATGGGCGTAGACATAGCAGGCGGCGAAGGTGGAGACTATTCAGTAGGGATTGTTCTCTCTCGTTTGACAAGCGCTCCAGTTGCCATCGTGAATAGCAACATGATGAGCGTCAACGATTTTGCGCAGGCTTGTATGAACTTGGCGCAGAAGTATAAAGCACAGATTGCTTTTGAAGAAAACAACCATGGCCATGCTTTTAAGGAAGTTCTCCACCAGTATAACTGGACAAACTACCGAGCCTTTAAGACCACAGCCAGAAGCAAGATTACAATTTACGAATTGTTAAAGACCTACCTCGAAGAGAGGATGATCAATTATTTAGACGAAAAGACTTACAACGAAATGCGAATGTTAATTCGCTCAGACAAGGGACTTGCCCCCTCTGCACCGGACGGCTACCATGACGACCGATGTATGGCGTATGCCATTGGGCTGTACCACCTGAAAGACACTAGGATGCCTCTGCCAGACTACGAACGTTGGATGACCGAGGCGACCTCTCCGGTCAGCAGACCAGACCCAACAGCAAACCCGCTCAAACGAACGGGGCAAAAACTCAGAATAGGGAGACGCTAAAATGAACGAAAGAGAAGTAGAGTTCCTTGTTGATTATCATCGCAACTATTGGGACAAAGAACGAGATCGAATGACGGCTTACAGCCGTGCTTACATGGGAACTATGTTTGATAGCACAGTTGCCAGCATGTTTGAAAACAACATCACGGTCAACACTAGTGATGGCTATGCTTATGTTGAAGGCTTTGTTGCCTCACTCTTCAGCAAGACACCTGCTCTTACTGTCGGACCTGATGCCAAAGGTGAAGGAAACCCAGAGGTCGTGCAGGCTTGCGTCAATAGGTTCCTTTACGACAAGATGATTGTGGCCGAGAGGGGACTTCGTTATTCACTGATTTACCCTTACTCGTTCTTCAAGCTTGCTATCAAGGAAACCGAAAGCTTGCTTGATGCTGTCGAGATTCGCACGGTTCATCCTTGGGATGTTATTGTTGACCACGACGCAGAGGAGTGGCACGAGAGCAGGTTCGTTGGACACCGCTACTACCTGCCTTACAACCAAGCAAAGAAGAAGTTCCCCGGTATCAAGTTTGATCCTGTCGTCAAAGAAGACTACCTCAACGGAACCATCGGTGGTGGCTATGACAACAGCAACGACTCACAGTCTTCCGATGCTTCTTACGATGGTAGCTACCTCCTAAGTTATGTGGAGATCTTTGAGTTCTATGACTTTGAATCAGACGAACTTATTATCTACTCGCCATCTGCACAGCGAGCAAACAAAGTTATTTACAAGGCAGACACTATTCCATTCCGTAAGGCAGACGGCTCACCCATTTCACCACTCGTGCCTGTCTACCTGTCTTACTCACCAGACTCACCGCTCCGTGGCTACTCCTCACTTGGTCGCGTCTATGACCAGTTGTGGGAGATTAACTCCATGAGAACGGTTTGGGCTAATGGCATCCGTCGTGACGCTCGTATCTATGTCACACGCAAGGGAGCCATTGACCAAGAAGGAGCGGCTATTCTAGCAGAGAACCGGGACATGTCAATCGTTGAGCTTGATGTGCCTCCTGATGTGGATGCTAGAAATGTTCTTGTTCCACTAGCGCAAGCCACCTTCTCGCCTGACTATCAGATCTACAAGGCTGAGATTCGTGCTGACCTAGAACGTGGTACGGTTATGGCTCCGTTCACAAGAGGTCAGGCAACTGGTGCTAGTGCCACAGAGATTGCTGCTCTAACCCAATACTCTGCCTCAGAGATAGGACGCATGGCTCGCTTCTTCCATCGTTCTATTGAGATGATTGGTGAGGTTTACCAGTCACTCATTTACCATCTCATTATGACTGGTGACGACGAGGATATGAAAGAGGTTGTGCTTATTGACAGAGAGCCAGTTGTTCTTACACGCGAACACTTTGAAGGTAAGTTCAAGTATGCTTATGCTGATCAGGCCAGCACACCTATTGCTTCTGCTGTCAAGCGCTCTGCGGTTATGCAGCTACTCGGTGTTCTTCCTCAGCTTGGCGTCAAGCCAGAAGCTCTACGAGACTACATCATCAATGTCTTTGATTTACCTGAAGAGTTTGCTGATGCTCCAGAGCCACAGGCTTTGCCAGAGGAAGGCATGACTTCTCGTGGTGAGCAGAGTCCACAAGAGCAGGAAGGACTTCCCGTTGGTGGTGGTCCCGTGGCTGGACAGATTAGAGGCAGCGCACAGCGTATGATAGCTGAGCAAATGCTAGGAGAAACTACCTGATGCCTATCTACGAATTCCGAGGAACTAAGACTGGTCGTATCTTTGAGTGGCTTGGTAAGCACACTGAAAGACCAGAGACTATGGTTGATCCAGACACAGGAGAGATCTTTGTTTTAAAAATGTCTGCTCCCAATCTGATTGGGTCAAACCTAAACTCTTGGACTGAGGGTCTTAGTCACACAACTTATTACGACCGTAGTTTAAAGACTCACATCCTTGGCCCCAAGCACAAGGACGAAGTTCTTAAAGCTCGCGGTCTAGTGAGGGAGCGTGATCTCCCTAAGAACTGGGTAGCTGATAAGATGGATGCTCAGCAGAAGGCGCAAGCCAAAGCTGATGCAGAGTCAGACCATTTCTTTAACAAAATGATTGAATACAATTTAGATAAACCCGATAAGGATGGCTCAGCTAATGAGCGCATCAAAGCTACGGAAGCCTTTTGGAACGACGTGGCCCCAGCTAACAAAGTCTTAAAGGAGACAAACAATGGCTAAGATTGAAGAGACAACCCCAGAGGGGAGAGCACAGTCAGCGATGGCACAGTTAGAGCCAGTGCTTACTGAGGCAGAGGGAGCAGTCACTGATGTAATGCAGGCTGCTTCTCCAGTAGGAACGTTTTCAGGCAAGCGTCAGAAGGCGCTGGCTACTTTGATTAACAAGATCAATAAGGAAATGGACGTTGGCTTTGAACTTGAGACTAACTTCTCTGACGTAAAGAACGGACCTCTACCTGACCAGCTTACTCGTGGCTTGCTTGCTATCAAGCAGACCGTAGATTCCTTTGCAGCTACTATGCCTGAGGAAGTTACGATGCAGCCTTTCGAGGTAAGTCAGATTACTGACGACGGCATCCTTGCCAGAGTCACGGCTGAGATTGATTCTTTGTTTCGCAATAAAGAGTTCCGTAAGTTCTTGCGTGAAGAACAGCCGACGGTTGATGTTGTTGAGGAAGCACCAACAGCAGAACAAGAGGCACCAATCGAAACAGCTATGGCTGGCTCAGCACCTCCTCCTGTGGAAGAGGGAAGTGAGTTGGACATTTTACTCAACCAAGTAGGAGCATGAAATAAATGAGCGATAATAACGACACCTCTTCTCAGGGGCAGAACAGCCCTTCTGAGAGGACGACAAGTCAAGTTGAATCAAACCCCACGCCAAAGCTTGAAGCGTCTCTACAACGACGTGGTGAGCCGAGAGGAATATTACAGCGTGAGGAAAGACTAAATGAGATCAAGCAGGATGCACTAGACCGAGCCAAAGTAAAGAAGGCTGAGTCTCGTATGTCACTTGATGACCTTTTAGATAGACACCTTTCAGGTCCAGAGTACGAAGGCAATCATAAGGGACTGAACTATAATGAAGTTCTTAATAACCTTCCACCTGATGCTAAGAAGTTAATTCAAAACCTAAGGTCTGATTACCAGCGTAAGACGACTGACCTTTCTAACCGTCGTAAGGAACTGGAAAGTAGAGAGCGTACACTTCTTGAGAACTCTGCTGAGAACTTTAAGAAGCATGCTAATCTACCAGAGGATATTGACCTTTACAATCCAGAAGGACTGAAGCAGTACATCGAAGCACAGGCAGCCAAGCAGTTAGAGAACATGCTTGCTCCTGCTCGTGAGAAGATGCAGCGTCAGACCAGAGTGGAACAGGTCAAGGCTTTTGAAGCACAGCATCCTGACCTTCCAAGGTACAAGGAAGCAATCGCCAAACTAATTCAGGAGAAGAACATGAGCATTGAAGATGCTTACTTCAGACTGAAAGGTGAGGAGTTCAACGCTGCTATGGAGAAGAAGAACTCTGAGATTGAAAGTTATAAGAGGGCAGTCCGTGATGCAGGTATGAAGATCTCTACTGGAACTCCATCTGCCAAGGCCAAGCCTAAGTTTAAGAATGCTTACGCAGTCTACGAATACTTAAAGTCGCAGGGTAAGACTTAAAATAAAGAGAGCCGGTTGGCTGGTTTGTAAGGAGAACGGACAAGAAAGGAACTGTGCTATGAGTGAGAGAGATTGTAACCAGCCAACCGACTCAATATGTTTCTACTTAACAAGCAAGTTGTCAACTAGTTCCAGTCCCCAGCAGCCAGTAAGAATTTAAATTGTTCAGATAGTTCTTCTGTGTAGAGAGCTTGCGTATCAGGTTTAAGTTTCATCCTGCTTAGGATTAAAGTCATCCAAGAGAATGAGCTTAGTGTTTGTTCGTATGTAAAAGCTAACATGTTTACCTCAGCTAACAAACCAATTGTCTCGTCGCCTCGCTTGCTCTATACTATAATACTGGTCATCGGTGATGCCCTAGTGCAAAAATAGTTACAAGTTTTTGTGTAGCGGAATCGCACATAGTTGATGTGCAGATCTGCCATAGGGTTCCTGAAATAGTTGTTGCCTTCCAGTGCACTTGGCAGTAGAATATAACTATGTAGTATAGCGAACCAAAGGAGGGACACGCTATGAGTAAGAGATTTAAGACTAAGCATAAGCTGTATGCACGCTGGATTCTAATGCGCCACAGATGTAGGAATTCAGAAGCTCAGAATTACAAGCACTATGGAGCCAGAGGAATCGACGTGTGTGAAGAATGGTACGATGACTTCTGGTCTTTTGTAGACCACATAGAAAGTCTACCTAACGCTTACGAGGAGGGTCGTTCTATCGATCGCATCGACAATGACAAGGGCTACTTCCCCGGCAACATAAGGTGGGCTACAAGGAGCCAGCAATCTTCTAACAGAAGACGCTATGGTAAGGGCTACTACTTTAACAAACATGCTGGAAAGTATCATGTTCAGGTTGTGATAAACGGAAAGCAGAAATACTTTGGTTTGTTTAAGACTGAAGAGGAAGCAAAGGCCAAGGTAGCAGAGGTACTAAATGAGATTGATAAAGAGGAGGGAGAAGAGTGATTATACTAAGAGGCAGACGCTCAAGAGAACTGGCACTTCACATGGTGATGAAGCAAACTTTGCAAGTCAGTTACAGGAACAAACCTAATACTGATAAGTTACTCAGCCTGAAAGGATGGACGTTCCATGATTTAATCCAAGAGATTTATCTCTTCATCCTGTCATCGCCTAACAAATCACCAGCAAAACTACGAGAGCTTTGGCTTGATAGAGACTGGTCTTGGCAGGATAGTGATAGCCAGAAGCAGTTTAGAGGCTGGGTTAATGCAGAGATTGATGGATACATCAAGGACAACTTGAGGAGTGTGAGACGAGAACGAGCACAGTATTGGATCTTTAATTCAAAGACAAAGGCAGTTGAGCTTATTGAACGTAAGAAGTTGGAGGATGACGTGAAGAACAGATTGCTTATTGATACACTTGGTAAGTGGGTTGAGAACGAATGCACCTTGCAGGAACAATTTATTTTCCTGCATCATCTAGGTCTTGTAAACCTAGAGTGGTGTGAGGAACAGAAGACACTATTGAACTATCCAGAGAAGCCAGTGTCACGAAGAACTTTCTTCAATCGTAAGAAAGAGTTTAACGAAAAGATGAAGGACTATCTTGAGAAGAGGAGTAACGACGATGGCTAAAATGAATTGGGAAAATGCTAACAAGATGCATCCAAAGCAGCGTTCCTATTCCGCGATGGAACAGGAGATAGAGTTCAGGCTTTCAAAGAAAGCTGACTTTATCAATGGTCAACCTGAACGCTTCAAGAATGCAATTGAAAGCCGAAGCAATTTAGTTGGTGTAATCAAAGGCGACTACATTAACTTCTACACTCCCAGCAACAGAAAGGTTTTTTCACTAGGCACACGCAACCTTAAGAACGTGTTGCCTGTGTGGGTGAACGACGAGAAGGCTCGACATTTGGTTGGTATCGTAGCCAGAAAGTATTCTTTTAAAATTAGATTCATGAACTAGGAGGAACCAAGATGGCGTATAGCACTAGCGAAATTAGAAAGCACATCCGTGAAGAGACGAGGCGTAAGCGATGAACGACAGAGCAAAAGAATTTATCAACTGGATCAACGACAATGCCAGTGAAGAAGATGTAGAGATTGTGTTGTGGCGTTGTGGCTTCATCAGCTTGGAAGAGTTAAAGGACTGGCAGAACATTAGTAAGACTGTAGTTTATAGACGATGGAAGAACATCGTAGATTTCATTAACAACTAAAGGAGAATTAAGATGTATATTGATTACTTGATTTACAACTGGTGCTGGGATGATGGCATGGAGCCTAGTGTCCAGCAAATGAGTGAAGAAGAAATGAAGGAAAACCTTGATTGGTTTAACAAGAACATCGTGCCTTCTTGTGACTTCATCGAAGAAGTAAATGATTATCGTGAATACAACGCACAACATATGAAGGTTGGAGGTGGAGACTTCATCGTTCGTTGTGTGAACTATCAAGATGTTGAACGTGATAACCCAGAAGATTTCTTTGCGAGCGCGGAGGAATATGCCATGGCTATGCAGAGGACTCGTTCTCTTTCGCTTGTCCACTGGTTAACCAATCATAGAAGTAATCCGGTTTACCTCTACCAGTTATTCTGCCACGATGACTACGAACAGTGCATGCTCATGCCAGTAGTTTATGAGAACACACATCACTTCTTGACCGAGGTTAACCAAGCACTTGGTACTAACTACGAAACTATTAATGAGTTTAACTTGGATCAGGAGGGCGAGTTGATTGCTACCTACACTCGGCAGCCAACTTCCGTAGACCAAGCGTGGGAAGAATTGATAGCTTAGTTCGCGCCACCTGTGAGGAACAGTCCAGTCAACGAGAACCGTGGCTACGATTGTTCCTCCTTTTTTCTAGTCCAGTAAAGTTCCTGTCAAGTCTACTGGTCAAGTCAAGTTGCTGTCAAGTCTACTGGTCAAGTCAAGCCTGTGTCAAATCCTCCTTGACGTTTCCTTGACTAGACTTCGTGCCCAGCCTGAACTACTATGTAAGTGTAGGAGGGAGAGCGTGCACACCGACTTTACTAAGGGCGACTTGGTTAGGTGGCTAGGAAAAGGCAGCGCAGGCCAGCGGGGCGACTTGGTTAGGTGGCTAGGAAAAGACGGCTTGCTCGGTGTTGTCACCGCCATAGTCGAGGACCATCCGACCCACCTGCTTGTCGAGGTTTACTGGTTCGATGCTGGAAAGCGCGGGAGACACTTCGACTTTGACCTGTTGACAGTTGCTTGACTAGACTTCTTCACCCACTTCAACTAAACTAGTAGAGAGAGGAGAGACGACGATGACCTTTGCTGACCTGCTGACAGCCCTTGGCTACAACCCTGCTGACCTTGATAAGACCTTCACTATCTACACAGCCGCACCCGGTCGGCCAGACTGGGGAGACTTCCTGTCTTCTGACGAACTTGACCGTTACACAGTTACGGACTACGACCTCAGCGACTCGGATTATTCTCCCGGTTGGTGCGTGCATCGGACGCACGGCGAGTGCGAGTTCCTTATCGAGTCCACTTGACAGACGCTTGACTTCACTTCCCACTCAACTTCGACTACAATAGTAATAGGACACAGGAGAGACACCATGAGCCACGACTACCACAGCATCATCCTTGATTCATGCAAGGCAATCCGCGAAGATCGTCACGACGATGTTCCTGTCAAGCATAGTGTTATGCGTAACACGGAGACTGACACCACTTACGCAATCTTCAACATCCAGTCTGGTCTTCAGGTGGATGACATTCAGTCTATCAACATCGTTGATGTTGATGACTTCCTTGCTAACTCTGACGATTACCTTGGTTCGTCGCCTTACTTGAGCGAGGAGTTCAAGGCAGAGCACGGCAACCCTGATCAGTTCATTCCGAATGTTGGTTGCTGTCACTGGGAAGTTGCGGATAACTACATCTACATTTCAGGTTTCTTCGTACATCCCAACCTCCGTGGTAAGGGGCATGGAAAGGTAGTTCTCGCGATGAGCCTCAAGGCTATCTGGGAGCGGCATCCGGGTAAGACTATTGTTCTCGTTGCTAACCCACACCCAACCATTAGCAAGGCTGGTGGCTTGCAAAAGAACGCCCTCGTCAACTTCTACCGTTCAACCAACATCTTCCAAACGCTCAACGAGTTTGCTGATGACTATGGCTTTGCTCGGATTGGTAGCAGCCAGATTCGTAAGCAGTCTCCGTGGGCTAGGAAGCCAACGCTTGCACGCAAGGTGAAGAATCTTGGCCACACCTGCCTTATTGCAACCGGCTACAACGTCAACGCAGAGGCAGGAGACATTTACAATTCAATTCTACAGCATGCCCCCGCTTGGATTACAAACGGTTGGCAGGCGGTAACGCGCTAACTATTGTCGAGGTCAGGGATGGTGCGTGGTTTTTAATCTCTCTCGCCACGAACACTGTCCCTGACCTTGACATTCCCTTGACTTCACTTCCTGCCCGTTTGGGCTTACACTAATAGAGAGACACAGGAGAGACACGATGAACTTTGAGCAAGAAGCAGAGCAGATGTGGGACAGTGGTCGGACTGACGAAGAAGTCACTGACTACCTAGACAATCTGATTCTCGAACTAGTAAACACCTACTATGCGTGGGCGGGGGACTGCACATCCCCTAGTGAAATGCATTACTACCTCGTCAACGAGTGCGGCGTTGCTGACTGGCGTGCAACCGAGGTTGTTGCTATTGAGTTTGATGGAGGTGAGTGATGTTTAGTTTGACTATTGATGACCCAAACTGCGAAGAGACTTTCATCATAAGGTCTTCAGACGAGAATGACTTTATGCAGCAGGTCTTTGAGAACCCGCTTGTAGATGACTGGCTTTGTAAGCTAGAGAACTGTCCCAACTTTGAGGAAGGCATCGGCTGGCACTGTGCTGACGACTTGATTGATGACATTCGAAGCAACATGCCCGACGAGGTTGAACTGACTTATGACGGAGGTGAGTGATGACTAGGCAACAGACTACTATGGGAGAAGTCAATAACTTTATTGGCTGGGATGTAGAGGAACTGAACAGCCACCTTGATAGTTTGCTTTCACACATTCCAGCTATTGCTACGGACATTGACTATCAGGTGATAGACGGAATGCTTGTTGCTGACTATGAATGGGACGAAGAGCCGGAATGGGACGAAGATGACGGAGGTCAAGGATGATAATTTGGAATAAGGTAGATTGGAGGCTAGGAGAACACATGCTGAAGACCGTGATGCAGTTCAACATAAATGAACTTCAGGCAAGAGCAATAGTGACTAAGGCTCTGCTAAATCTGACCGAGGTAAAGGAGAACTAAAATGATTATTAACACAGAAAAGACATTCGTTCCTAACTGGTTTGAGAAGGAACACATCGAAGGTTTTCTAGGAAGGAACCTGACAGATGATCAGTGGGATAGATTCTTAGAAGAATACGGCTACGACCTAAACGAATGGCTGTCAAATGAAGTTAGGTTCTGGGTAGAAGACTCTATGTTTCCAGAGGTGGATGATGAATAATAATATTCTAAATGCTTGGAAGATGGAAAGAGGTCAGATTGATAAGGCTCTCAGTAGAACTATCACTGATGAAGAATGGCAAGACTGGCAAGCACACGAAAGAGAAATGGAGAGGCTCCTTATGAAGTCTATCACCACAGGCAAGAATCTCTTCCGAGGTAACAGATGATTAAGTTGTTTCTATTCCTAGTCTTAGTTCACTGGGTAGTCTCAGTAGTAATAGATAAACAGTAGCAGATAAATAATAATAAGTCCCCCCTATGTCCCAGCGATGTAGGGGGGTTTTGTCGTTTAGAGGGTTAGTAAGTGGTGAATGAATAACTGGGTGACAATTCCCCCAGATCCGCTGTTAGTGGGGGTTGAGGGTTAGTGAGGCTACTGCGCTGACATTCTGTCAAAGTCAAGCCCTTATGGCCATAGATGCGCATGGTAGGCGGTTCTAGGCGTAGTAAGGCAACTATGGCGTTGTAAAATCTTTGTTGTCTTTCTAGCCCTCTGCACCTATGCTGGTAGGTTGGCGTAGTGGGCGTTGCAAGGCGTCTATGGCGAAATGTCTGATTTTATAAACCCGCTGGCCATGCACATCGAATTAACATTCGGGTAAGGGGGAGATAGAAAGTTTATTATGGCAGGCTGTCATTTAATCGTTAAATTCTTTTGACATCTTAAGACTTGACGGCATCCTTGGCGTAGCAAGGGCGTTATTAGGCATTGCAAATAATTGACTTCATTATCAGGCGTAGAAGGGCGTAGAAAGGCAGTTTAAAGGCGTCTTATGCGATTCTCTAATCCTCGGTGATAGTACCCTTTGATTGCCGATTATCAACGGATCTTTGTAAGGTGGATTAACACGCAGGGTAGGGGGGGTCGGCACTATAGTCCCACTTGATTTCCAAATCGCATTTTTGAAAAACACGGCAGGAAAATTTGGGGTGTTTACGCTTGACTTAGGGTCTTTGTTAGACTACTATTTCTCTAGGAGGTGATGACTATGCGCAAGAAAGATCATCCACATTATTGGCGTTGGCAGAACATGAAGAAGCGTTGCAATTACGAAACTGGTAGCAGGTACAAGGACTGGGGAGGAAGAGGAATAACTTACTATGAAAAGTGGGACTATGACTTCTGGGATTATGTCGCACACATCGACAGTCTTCCAGATGCCTCTGTCGCAGCCGAGAAGGGCCTCACAATCGATCGGATAAATAACGACGAGGGTTACTTCCCCGGTAACCTTAGGTGGGCTACAAAGAGCACACAGAGCTTCAATAGACGTAAGTGGGGTAAAGGCTACCGTTATTATCCTGAGCAGAAGGGCTCAAAGAAGTGGAGAGTGAGGTTGCAGATTAATGGCCAGAAGAAACATTATGGTTGGTTTGCTACTGAGGAAGAGGCAGCAGCAAAAGTGAAGGAGGTAAGGGATGGCTTGGCGTAAAGCATACGACAGATGGTCAGTAGAAGATCTTGAAAAAATTAGGGACGAAGTTCGTGAGGCTTACGAGTTTGCTATGAAGAGAAGACAAGGTGATGGCTTCCAGTCCATAGCAAACAAATACAATCTTGAGCAAGGGCTTCTAATGATTCTGGCTACTGACTTGTGGGACACATTTAAAGATAAGTATCGCGAGAATACTGACTCAGGACTTTACCTGAAATGGCAGGAGTATCGTGACGTTCATTCTTAGTTTTGACAACTTGTTTCTTAACTGTAAGGACTGCTTAGGCAACAACCTTCAAACATGTAAATCGGCACCTCAGAACAGAGCTAAGCCACAGAACCTCAATCCCACTTAACCATACACAAAGGATTTAAATTATGGCTATTACACTTTCAGGGATTTCAAACGATGTTCTATCGACGACTATCTATGAGATCGAAAATGAGGTCGCCGAAGGATTGTTTGAAACGACTCCCTTTATTTCATACGCAAAGAAGCTAGGAAAGATTAAATCTTTCTCTGGCGGTTATAAGCTCGTCGTCCCCGTAGAGACCAAAGAGCACTCCCTTGTTACTGTCCTCGATTCCGGTTGGGAAGCTCTCGACCTTAGCGTTCAGGACTTTACCGATCAGGCTGAGTACGACTGGACTCGTATTGCGATTCCTGTTCTAATCTCCGGTCGTGAGGAAGCCGAGAACGCTGGCGACAAGGCCATCATCGACCTTGCTGAAGCTCGCTACAAGAACGCTATGTCTGCTCTTATGCGTCAGGTGAACAAGCAGATCGTTGCTAACGATTCTTCTTTCACCAGCATGGGCACGCTTAACGGTCTTACTGCCGCTGACGGTGGTGTGGCTGTTGGTGTTAGCACTGGCTTCCTTGAGAACCGTGTTCCTGCTTCCCAGACCAACACCATGGGTACCCTAAGCCGTACCGGTGTTGTCGGTCTCCAGAACCAGTTCAAGGACGGTGCTGGCGCAGGTGTCACCAACCTCATTAAGAACATGTACGAGCTTGAGGCTAACGCTTCAACCGTCATGCCTGCTGGTGGTGACGGTGGACGCTTCCACCTAACGCTTGCTTCTCCTCTAGCTTACGTCAACTACCGCAACGCGCTCTTTGCGCAGGAGCGTTACGTTGATGCCTCTACGCTAGATTCGAACGGCGTTACAAGCCTCCAGTTCTCGTCTGGTGTCATTGTCCCAGAGCGTGCTCTTCCAATCGGAGCAACTCCGCAGGGTAACGAAATCGCTTCTATGATGATGCTTAACCTTGACGGCATCTGCCTCTACACCCACTCGGGTGCAGACTTCGCTTTCACTGGATTTGAGAACATTAGTGGCTACGATGGCCGCTACGGTAGAATTCTCTTCATGGGCGGTTTGACTGCAAACCACCTTGGGTCCAGTGCCCTTCTCACCGACTCAGATTCTGAGTAATAGGAGTAAATTATGGCTACATCAGATCTTATCCAGTACCTTTCCGCTAAGAACGACGCGGCTGCTGCGTCTGACCGTCGCGTCACTGAGACATTCTATGCAGACGGCACTATCGTCATTGGCGATGTTGTTTGCTTTGAGCTTACCGAGACTGGCTCTGACCGCGTTGTTAACGTTGTCAAGGCTGACTCTGGCGCGGCTGCTACCCAGCAGGCTATCGGCGTTTGCATTGCACACGACGGAAGTGGCACAGATGCCGCTGACGGTGACCGTGTAACAGTCGTCGTCAAGGGCTACGCTGAGGGTTGCAACGTTGTTGGAACCACGACTCAGGGTGCTTTGCTTACTTCCAGTGGCACAGCCGGTCAGGCTGGTCTCTACGACGCTGACGCGGTGGACGCGAACTTCCTTCCGTTTGCTCAGGCGCTTGAGGATGACACTGCTAACTTTGCTGACGTTTGGGTCTTCGGACTCTTCAGCTAAATAACCTTTATGCCTCCTGCTCAGTCCTTTAGTGTCTGAGCAGGGGGCATCTTTGCATCGGAGATAATAAATGAATTTGGCTCAACTGCGCGCAAGAATCAAAAACCAACTAGACTATACGCCCGTTCCAAGTGCTCCTTTGAGCCGATACCTAGACTCAGTTATCAATGATGCCTACATGGAAATTTGGATGCGTCGTCCTTACATGTTCAACATTAAGGAAGTTGATCTTCGCATCTTTAAAGATTTCCTAAATAGTGATGTGCTAAATGCCGGTGGAACCATCGGTGAAAACACACTTACCTTTACACACGGGTCTGACGTAGCACAGTTTAACGCTGCGTTTGTTGACCCTTCAACTGACCAAGATGCTACAGCAAAGTTTATTGGTGCCTTTGTTAAAGACAATACAGCCGGTGTCTATTACCGAATTGAAAATGTTCTTAGCAATCTTGTTATCAAGCTTGACCGTCCCTATGAAGGAACAACTGTTGCCAGCACATCCTTCACAATAATTCATCGCTTTGCTTATATGCCCGATGACCTTATTGAAGTAATGGACATAAGCTTTCCAAACTTCCCGATTAATGCTACTTCTCGGGCAGGAAAGATCCACGGTATCCCACGAAGAATTGATGTTGATATTGACCTCAGCCAAGACCTTACAACAAACGGACGACCAAACTTCTATGTGTCCTACTCAAAGGAGTGGGTCGGTGAAATCGAAAACACTCTCTCCCTCTCAGCAGCAGGTGCAGGCTCTCTTCTTCCAGACAACACTTACTACTTTGCTTACACGGTTGTTGCTGCTGATGGAAGCGAGTCAGGCTTCTCAGACATTGCTTCTGTGACCACTTCTTCAAACGACACGATTAGCATTACCTTTGACCAGACTATAGGCAACCCTGACCTTACAGCAAAGTATCGCTACAACGTTTATTGGGCACGCAAGAAGGCAGACGAAAACGAATTCATCTTCTACAAGATTGGAACACTCAACGACTACCTTGACGACACGACCGTTGCATCTGTTACCTTTAACCAAACAATTTTGAACAACGTTAAGCAAGGAGAGTATTCTGAATCTCGTTGGAACGAAAGTGCGGGAATCAAAAAGGTTCGCTTCCATCCTCGTCCTGTTGTTGTCGATAAGAGCTTTACTGTCGGAGGTGAAGACATTCCAACAGAAGTAACCTTCTTCCACCTTCGTTATCTTTGGAAGCCACTAGACCTTTCATCTGATTATGATGTTCCGCATCTTCCTTCAGAGTTTCACCACCTAATCATCGACAAAGCTCTCGTTGACATTTACGCTAAGTATGACAACATTAATGCCAGTCGTGCTGCTGAGAAGCGCTTCAACGACCGTGTGAGGGCTCTTGATGCTCGCTATGCTGGAGATAGGGATATTGTTCTTCAGCGCGCTCAAACTATGTCTTGGGGCTCTGACAAGTGGTCTCGCCTTTACCCTAACAGGACACTCATTTACAGAGGATAATCCATGGCTGATATGAACATCAAATTTCTTGGCGGCATCGACAAGAGACCTTATGCCACGGCTGCCGAGAACATAGAGAACATGCGCTATGACATTGACCGTATGTGTTGGAAGAATGATCGTAGCTTTCGTTCTTGGTACAATCCAGATGTAGATGCTGTGCCGTCAGGTGAGCCAAGCACAAGCAACATCTATTCTATCTATTCATACCAGCGACACAAGTCCTCCACACAATGCATTCTATTTGAAGAGTTAACAACTGGTACCTCTCCTTCACTAACTCTCAAAGTTATTATCGGTCAGAGCGTCTATACCCTAGCAACTGGACGAGCAGTTCCTCGTGGTAATGACCCCGGCACCTCTTATATCAAGATTGGAAAATTTCTTTTCATCATCAACGGTGAAGACCCTCCTCTCATTTACCAAGGAGGCCGCCGCATAAGAACAGCTTTCTTCCACAACACACCAGAAGCTCCTACGCCTGTTGAAGCACCAGCTTCTTTTGATTCTGACCTTGGTTCACAAACAAACGGCGACCTTCAACTAAAACAACGCTTTGGTAAAGCCGGCATTAACTTCTTTGATCCCGGTGGCAACTTGGGTATGGCTCTTTCACCAGAGACAGTCTTTCTTTCAAACAACAACAACGCAAACGAATACCCAATCGAAACACACAACTCCTACCAGTATGCTTATTCTTTCATTTCTGACACTGGTGCAGAGTCTCCTATTTCACCTATTTCCAGCCAAGTTACTTGGAAATATCATGCCACCGGTCAAGTAATCAACTTAAATCGTCACATCTACAAGCACGGTCTTTCTATTGATTACATCCCTCTTGGACCTCCCGGCACAGTTAAGCGCCGTATCTACCGAACCAAAAACCAAAGAAGTGGTGGTGGCAACATTAACATTGGCGGAACGCAGGGAGCACAAACCCTTAATGCTGGTGCAGGCTCGGACCTTTATTTCTGCCAAGATCTAAATGACAACACAAGCACAGTCTTCTTTGACTTCCTACCTGATTCCAGTTTAGGTTCTATTGCTCCTTCAGTTTCACACTCTGCTCCAATCCCACCCGGCCTTACTTACGGTGCAGCTTTTAAAAACCATCTTATTCTAGCCGGTTCTTCTGAGAACAGCAGCATCCTCTACTTTAGCAAGGGCAACTTCCCAGAGCAGTTCCCAGCATTTAACTTCTTTGATCTTGGTTCAGCCGATGGTGGTGCTATCACAGGACTCTACGCAACTGAAAATGTTTGTTATGTTTTT